ATGTTAATGGCTATCCAAGAAGAAGCTCCAGAAAGTGAAATATATTGGAGTGTGGAAAACAATACACTGGGAGAAGCTGCATTGGTTGTTATCAACGAATTGGGTGAAGATAATATACCTGGAACATTGGTCAGTCAACCACGCAGTGCCAACAGAGGTTTTAGAAAAGGATTTACTACCACCAACAAAAGCAAACTTGCAGCCTGTAGCAAACTCAAAACATGGATTGAAACAGACAGAATGGAGATTGCTAGTAGTGCATTGCTCAGAGAAATCAAAACATTTATTGCCAGAGGCAGTAGCTTTGCTGCCAAAGACGGCGAAACTGATGACCTAGTAATGGCATGTGTACTAGTAGTAAGAATAGCTCAACAAGTAGCACAGTATGACGAAGGCGCATACGATGAACTCAAAGATACCTTTGACGATGATGAAAGTGTGGAGCCTATGCCTTTTGTGTTTCTAACATAAATACATTAAAGGAATTGATAATGATTAACAGTGAAAAAATTGCCAATGAAATGTTTAAAATTTTAAAAGGCAGCGGTGCTACAGTGCAAATGTACACTGATGAAGGCGAGTCTACTGTTGATCCAGATCAAGCAAGACGTTTTTATTTGCCCAAAGTTGGTAGCATGATCAACTTGGATGAAACAGAAAGCAAGCGTGAAATACGTGTAAGTGTGAATCAAAATGCTGATTTAAACGAATTCAAAGACACACTGTTTCAGTTAAAACAACTTGCTAACAGAAGTATTATTGAATACACACTAAAGAATTTTACAAAAGAAATAAAACCAAAAGACCAAGATTACCAAGCGCAAAAGGTGAGAGACATGAAAATAGACGAAGGTATTAGTCCAGCTTATGGTAGTAGCAAGAGCAGTTATCAAAAGCTAGAAAGTGCTAGACTAATTATTAAACACACAAAACCAGTGAACGAAGAATCACGTGGAAGCCGCAGCAGAAACATCAGTGCTATCTATATTGAAAATGCAGACGGTGAACGTTATAAGATGCCAACCAACAATCTAGCAGGTGGTAGAGCTATGCTGCGTCACGTTAAAGAAGGTGGCACACCACATGATGAATTTGGTCAATATATTCAAGAACAAACTGTAGAACTTAAAAAGCTCAAAGAGTTTGCAAACTACAGTAAGCGCAATGGTTTGGTAAACGAAGATACAGCAGAAATCGTAGAAGCAGTCTCTCAACGTATTGCTAGTATCAGAGAAACAATCAACAAATTAAAAGGTTGCAAGTGCTACAACGAAACCAAAGAAAAGTTTGAAGCACGAGAAGTTAAGATCAATGAAACAGATCGTACAAAACTTCGTAATCAGTTTACGGTACGCACATTTGACGAAAGTTTAGATGATGCACTACCGTATGTAAATGCACTAGTCAAAGAGATGAAAGCAATCAGAGAGGCTGATGCATTTGCAACAGAAACACTGGACAGTTTAGTAGACGCTATCAACAAAATGGATAGTGTTAGACTACGCAAAGGTGTTGATGTGAAAAGTGATCCTGAAAATCCACTTGTTAGCAAGAGACTTGCTAGTGCTCCAATGAATGTACAAATCGGTGCTGTAATGGAATACTTGAGTGGCGCTATCGATGGCGGCAAAGATCAGGATCAACTAGCAGTTTTACTTGCAAGATTCAACGATGTGGTTGACAATGTTAAAGAACGTGCTATGCTATCTAAAGCAGTCAGTGCAATCAAAACATTAATGCCTAAGTTGAAAGCACCTGCAAGTGAATCAGCGAGTGTAGCAAGTGAAGATTATGAACAAACATTTGAAAGCGCATTTAACAAATACGATTTCGATAAACTTTTTAGTTGACAACTTCACAAACTACACATATACTAGTGACTATATAAGTAGTCACGAGGCATACTTAGGCAACAAACATAGGCATAATTAAGGAGAATAACTATGGCAACATTGGCAGAAATTCGTGCAAAATTGCAAGAGCAAGAAAACCGCGGCGGCGGTGGCTCAAGTTCAGGAGGCGGCGATAACGCTATCTTCCCATTTTGGAATATCCCAGAAAATTCAACAAGTGTACTACGCTTCTTACCAGATGGTGATGCAAGCAACACTTACTTTTGGCGTGAGCGTCAAATGATTCGTTTGGAGTTTGCAGGTGTAAAAGGCGATAGTAACAGTCGTCGTGTTACTGTAAACGTTCCATGTAACGAAATGTGGGGTCCAGTGGGTAGCTGTCCTGTACTTGCAGAAGTACGCAACTGGTTCAAAGATCCTAGTATGGAGGATATGGGCCGTAAATATTGGAAAAAACGCAGTTATGTGTTCCAAGGTTTTGTAGCTGAAAGCAGCTTACAAGAAGATACTACTCCTGACAATCCAATCCGCAGATTTATTATCAATCCAAGCATTTTTAACATCATCAAAGGTGCGCTAATGGATAGTGACTTTGTTGAACTTCCAACTGATATCGAACAAGGCACTGATTTCCGTCTTACTAAGACAACCAAAGGTCAGTATGCTGATTATTCGACTTCAAGTTGGGCTCGCAGAGAGCGTAGTTTGGATGCAAACGAACGTGCAGCAATTGATCAATATGGGTTGTTTACTCTTAATGATTATCTTCCTAAACAGCCAAGTGAAGCTGAACTGGCTGTGATTGCGCAGATGTTTGAAGCAAGTGTTGATGGACAGTTGTATGACCCAGAACAGTGGGGTAACTTCTATCGTCCAGGTGGTGTACAAATTGATACTGCTAACAGTGCGCCAAACAATTCAGCGGCTAAACCTGCGGCACAAAGTGTTCCGCAACCTACTCCTGCACCAGTAGCAGAAGCAGCACCTGCACCAGTAGCAGAAGCAGCACCTGCACCAGTTACTCCGCCTGCACAGCAAGAGCAAGTAGCTGAAACAGTGGCAGCGACTGCACCAGCAGCAGAAGGCGAAAAGCCAAGTGCGCAGGATATACTAGCAGCAATTCGCAATCGTAACAACGGCTAATCAAACACAACGTAGGCGGCAATAGTCGCCTACAGTATTTTCTTGGAGATAATTATGGCAAAACCTTTTGACGTAAGTAAATTCCGCAAAAGTATTACAAAGAGCGTGCCTGGGCTTAGTAGCGGATTTAGAGATCCTGACACATGGATTTCAACAGGTAACTATACACTTAACAAACTTATCAGTGGCGACTTTAACAAAGGTGTGCCTTTAGGTAAAGTTACAGTGTTTGCAGGTGAAAGTGGTGCAGGCAAAAGTTTTATTTGTAGTGGTAACCTGATCAGAGAAGCACAAAAGCAAGGTATTTTTTGTGTGCTTATTGATAGTGAAAACGCACTAGACGAACAATGGCTCAAAGCACTTGATGTCGACACCAGTGAAGACAAACTGCTCAAACTAAACGTAGCAATGATAGACGAAGTTGCAAAAATTATCAGCGAATTTATGAAAGACTACAAAGCACAGTTCGCTGACAAAGAAGAAGAAGATCGCCCAAAGGTACTGTTTGTAATTGACAGTTTGGGCATGATGCTAACTCCTACAGATATTGACCAGTTCCAAAAAGGTGATATGAAAGGTGACTTGGGTCGTAAGCCCAAAGCACTTACTGCACTTGTTAGAAATTGTGTAAACATGTTTGGCGACTACAATGTAGGATTGGTAGCAACTAACCATACATATGCATCGCAGGATATGTTTGATCCAGATGATAAGATCAGCGGTGGACAAGGATTTATCTATGCATCAAGTATTGTGGTTGCTATGCGCAAACTCAAGCTCAAAGAAGACGAGGAAGGTAACAAAATTAGCGAAGTACGTGGTATTCGTGCAGCCTGTAAGGTTATGAAAACACGTTTTGCTAAACCCTTTGAAAGTGTACAAATCAAAATTCCATATGAAACTGGTATGAATCCCTACAGTGGTTTTGTTGATTTGTGTGAAAGTACAAACATCTTAAAGAAAACTGGTAACCGTTTGGAATATACAAGTCCAGTTACTGGTGAAGTTGTAACACAATTCCGTAAAGCATGGGAAAGGAATGACGATGGATGCTTGGATCTTATTATGTCAGAATGGGGACAAAAAGACCTTCCGGAGGTAAATATCGAGAACGAACAAATCGAACAAGATATCTTACCTGAGGAAGAAGTAACCTATGAAAATGAGTGATAGCGAGGTAGCCACATACGTTGATATGTGGCTATCAATGAAACCTTATATCAATGCCAAGGATCGTGAGATAGCCTGCGAAAAGTTTCTAGCAGTTGTGAATGAAAACATTTGCGATTTGTCAGAAGTAGGTGATGAATGGTTTGGCTATGATTCAACACTTGACAGAGTGATCAGAGACAGTTATTATGAAGATGCATATGACGATATCGACGAGGACTCTGATGAATATGATGATTGGCAATGAGCTGGTTTAACAAAATAAGACAAGATATAGCAAATATTGTTCCTGCAATTGACTATTACGAAAAACAACTAGACGAAGCTAGATTAGATTGTAGCTTAAAAGGCAATGTAGAACGACACAGTCGTGATATGCCGGGTGTAGTTGAACATCGTTTTAATCAATTGCAGGAAATTGAAGCTATACTAGAGTATCTCAATATTGAGATGCGCAAAATTCGCAACAAACACTATCGCAAATATCTAGAAGGATACAACAAAGCATTGA